AAAAAAAAGAACGATCTCTGTGAGATCGTCCTTTTTCTGATACGCTCTTTATTAGATTATCATTTAGTAGAATCATTGTCAACAGGCTGCACATATTCTATGGCGCGACCAACCATGACAGGAATACGGGACTCGTCACAATTCTCAATGTAATAGCGACCGTCGCTGTCACCGAGATTGCCAACATAATACAAAGTAAAATCTTCAGGATACTTTTTAATAAGCATTTTATCATCATTGACTATACCTTCGAAAGCTCTCAGAGCAAGCATATCATTGTGGTAAACCTGCGGAGGACTGAACTGTTCAGCCTTGGAATCATAAATGGAATAAAGTCTCAGCGGAACCATCTCCTTTTCTAAGTGCAACTAAATACCTGCGAATCATAAGATATAACGTAGCTGATATAACATAATAGTCATCATCAAGGCGAATAACTTTAGAATCATCAGGTTTAAAACGATAAGCGGCATATTTACTTCCACGAAAAGTATAATGAAAAGTAATATTACGCTTACAACAGAAATTACTAACAGCTTCAAATTCACTAATAAGTATCACCTCATTTCCGACTTAATGATAACACAGTCACAATACCTTGTCAAGTTTTCTGCCAAGAAAATGTTTATATTTACCTTCCTGGACACGGCAACGGTCAACCAAACGCTCAAAAGTATTGTTCTCCAGGTTATGCAGCATCTTCTCAATACGGTTATTGCGAATAAACTCCATCCAGTGAGGATGCGTTTCATCGAATTTCTTATCGTAATAACGAGGAGGACGCATCTTTTTACCGTTGATAACAACATAATCATTGGCATAGCATTCTTCACCATGATCTTCAAGCCATTTAGCACCTATGCCAGGACGATTAGAAGCAACCATGAATTCAGGGATGCGACCTTTATAGTGAGAAAGAGCGTCTTTACCTGTCTGTTTTTTAACTATATAGCGAGCGACATAGGCAGCAGAATCAAAACTAAACTCACCAATAAGATGCATACCATATTTCCATATCTTGGCAAAGCGAGCAGAAGTATAAGTATTATAACCGTCTGTACGGAACCGAAAAATTTTGTCATCAAAATCAATATTAAACAAGATGTAATGATAATGGGGGCGACCATGAAGTTCACCATATTCACCACAGCCGAGGAAGCGAATACCACTGCCATACTCACGACGAAGATTTTTCATGAAAGTCTGATGAAATTTCTTGTTTAAACTTTTATCACGTGGCAAATGATAATCGTCAAAAGTGCAAGTAACGAAATAAGCAGAAGACGAAGAACGGGCTTCGTGGACAGCACGGACAGCCCATTGTCTACTATTTTCGAGACGGCAACCGATGCATTGTTTACAAGAACAACGAATGAAACGGCTATCGCCAGCAAGCTCAGGGTGAGTGGAAAGGCTACCGTAAAAACTATAATGTTGTTTTCCATTTTTCGTAATCGCTCCTTCAACTGGGTACATAAGAATAGGATTGTAACAAACCATATTAATCACCTGTACCGATTGTATCAGGATTAAGTCAGAATGTCAAATCCTAAATCCACCTCGTCCTACTCTTTTAAAATTTCTACGGCGAGATCTGGAGGTACGCCGGAAAAGACGGCGAGAACCTCGTTTAGATAAGCGACGTCGCTTCATTTAGCATCCCTCCAAGAACCGAAAAAACGGCTAGTTTTTTAGAATCATTCTTATTAGCAACTGGCTCAACAAGCTGCGCAACATCGGCTTGAAAGTCCGAAGCAACTTTTTTAGCAGTAACAGTATTTGAAGAAGCTTTGCCTTTCAGAGCTTCAATTAGATCTACAACTTCTTGAATAAAAGGGACAACAACGGTAACAATAAAAGTCAGAATCATAGTAGTTTTATTAGACATAAATATTATCTCCTTCCAAGATAGCGACCTCCGAGGAAGCCTATAACATTTTTGACAGTAGAACCAACACCGCTGGCGACAGATCTAGGAGCACCTGTAAGACTTTCAAGATTTTTATAGAAATCACGTTCCATACCTGCCATTTCAGTTTGAACATTATCAAAAGCAGCGGCAGAATTAGCACGATTAGCAGCAGCAATGTTGTTTAAAACACCAGAGCTAAGGTAAGAACCCTGAAGACGAAGGTTTTCAAGCTCCAAATTCATCTTTTCAAGCTCGTAACCAAGACGTTTTTCATAAGTCTGCTCACGAAGATTCAAATCATTTGCAAGAATACCATTCTGCAGAACTGTACCATGGGTGCTCTGACGCACAGAATCGGCTTCTGCGACGTTTTTATCAATTTGAGATACTGCAAGGTGCTCGGCATTCTTAGCCTGCCTTTCAGCGGCACTAGCGGCTTTAGCAGAGTTCATGGTAGAACCAATATCACTCATACCTACAGAAGCAGCTGAAGCTCCAGATATAGAACCGCCTATACCATTAGTTGCGGCAAGAACAGGATTAAGACCAGCATTACGCATATCTTCTACGGCCCATTGATAACGATGTTTATAGTTGTCGACGTTAAGCTCATTCTGTAAGCGAATAGCTTTCTCGTTATACTGCGATTGAATTTCAGACGAGCCTAAGCCACCAAGTACAGAACCAGCTATATTGCCTAGAGTATCAGATAACCAAGACATAGCATCAGCTCCTTTAGAAGTGGTCTACAAGGCCAGGGGTACCGAACATAGGCATAGGACGAACTGTAGTATACCTAAAGCCAATATCAAGCAGAAACTCAGGTTCATCTTGAACGGCGATAATGCGCTTAATAGGCGGGTTTTCCATGATGAATTCCTCGTTAAGAGTAGGAGCGTTACTAAAGAACTGGGATAAGTGCCATATGTCAAGATTACCGCCAGTTACAGAGCTACGGAATTTACCGGTGATCTGCGAAGGCTTATAACGATATTCAGCATATCTTTCCTGATAACCAAAAACTTTAGTATCATCTGCAGTACCTTGGGCATAAAGCTCACGAAGTTCAATTGCCTGTTCGCCAAGATGCGCGAATGTAGGCCAGTAAAAATCATAAACCGTAGAACGAAGCCACATCTTGTTAATACCCTGCTGATAAGTAAGATCGGCACGGGCACAGACGAAGCCTATAATATAACCATGTTCAACGAAAGATTTAGTAAAACCATGGAATTTAGACGCAGTAACGCCATAAGCGGAGAGATTGCCTTGAGGAGAGGTGGTATCGGTTGCGGAAGTCTGAGCTATTGGATTGACATTTACCATTTTGGTGAAGGAGCCGAGAAATTCCGGACGCTGAAGACGAGCGTCCGGAGAAACCACGCCAAAGAAAGAGCGAAGCACTTCTGTATACCGGCTACCACCACGAGCAAGGCGCTCGTAGAATTTCTGCATTTGGAAAGCAGTACGAAGGCCATTGATAGTGATAGCGGAAACATCAGAAAGATCAGCAAGCAAGCCTGATTTGCTACTATCGGAAGTAACAAAAGCAGTTTGCCCAGTGTCCCATTCGGAACCACCTTCATTACGAAAAATCGCGCCAACATTATTAGTCATTGACATATAGCCAACTGCATTACCAGCGCTATTAGGAGAGAGACCAAGACGATGACCGTCACCAATAACAGGAGCATCACCAGAAAGGGATATGTTAACGCCGGGACCTTTCTGTGTCCAAGGAAGAGCAGACGTGAAGTAATCATGACGTTTACCACGAGGCGGACAAGGAAAACCATTAATAAAAGTTGCTCCATCGGCACCCAAAAGCCAAGAAGGCTGTTCAGAAAGACGATTAAAATCAACAACATTATTTTCATCCGTCTTAACAATTTTGACAGACTTTTGGAGGTTTTCATCTCTAAACCATTCGTTCCAAATAAGGTAAACACCACGGAATGGAAGTGCGTTAATACCAGATATATTATTAGTAGTATTGATAGGCAAACCAAAATAGTCCCAAAGAGTACCTATAAGCGAATTTTCTGCAGAAGAACCACAGGTAATAGTAGGAATGACATAATCAGTGCTATCGTCAGGATCTTCCTGCTCGAAGCAGAAATTCTGCCAGTGTTCCCAGACAAGGCGATTCGGGACAAAGAAGAAAAACCAATCCAGATATATATTATCCATGATAGGCTTAATAGGAGTAGCCAAACGAGCGAAGTAATTAACAGACATACGGGTAGTATCGCCAGGCAAAACCTCATCAACAAATACAGGAATAAGCTTGCCTGAATTAAAAGTTGTCTTATAAACATGGGAACGGTCGAACTTAGTCCTTTTCATGTACATTGCAGGAGCATCGCTGAAGCGATGTCCTCGAACTCTTATTTTTTT